AGAGAAATTCTTAAAAGGCGAAGCAGCTGGTAATGCTCGCGTTCAAGTTCTCCTGCCAAATGGACAATTTTATGACATTGATGGCATTAAACTCTTGCAAAATAAATTAATAGGAGTAAGAGAAACTCATCGACTGGTCTTCACAGTCTCCCCTGAAAAATGGAAAATGGGTAAGGTGATTAAAAAGTTGTAGTAGTGAAACCAGAAAGAAAATTTTGGCATGAGATTAAAACGTTCGTTACTAAAAATAATTGCAAATTATCATTTACACGCTTGGAAAATAGTGCTGCATGGGGGACTCCTGATATACTGGGGTATAATAGTTCTGGCAACTTTTTCACTATCGAATTAAAAGTAACACGGGGAAACACAATTCGCTTTTCTCCACATCAATTTTCATTTCACATGACACATCCGAAGAATACATTTATCATGGTTAAGGCCCTCTCCCTTAACCAAGTAAAACTTTATGAGGGGAAGGATATCAAGGAGCTTGATGCTTGCGGCTTGAAGCTTGACCCTTGCAGCTTGGGCCTTAGCGCTTGCTGCTTGAAGCTTGAGTCTCTGTAGCTTGAGCCTTATCAGCTTGTTGCTTGTTGCTTGAGCCTGAGCCTTGTTGCTTGAGGCCCGGACCAGGCGAACGCTGATTCCCAGCCGTCGCCGGTTCTTTGCTAATTGCCTGATCCAGAATAGGCCGGCCGGGTATGACCCGGCGCTTTATAGTGTCAGCCTTATTACGTCTCCGTAATTCTTTATAATACTTTGGATGTCTCCACATATCAATGTTTCCAGTAACTAATATTTTGAATCGATTTATCCCAACAGCTTCGACAGTCCTTGCATTCATTATTTTGTGTAGGAGCTGGACAGACCCTGGAAGAGAGACCAAACCAGGGCTTGTCCGAGCTGATGACTGTTGACACATTAGGCCAGCTTTTAATTGGCGCTTGGTCAACCATGGGAACAGAAAAACGTATACAAAGATTGTCCGGGCATTCAGGCAGGAAGGCCTTCACCCAGGATTCACGCGTTGGCATCCAGTGCTTGGTGTCCGGCGTGAGCTTCGCAACAGCAAAAATTTTGAGTAGGTGTTCTTCGTCCTGAACATCGCCGCTGTCATGCCATCTGAATTCTTTTGATTTTTTTGAATTGATAAGAAGCGCCATTGCTCCAACCCACAGCGGGGACCTGATGGCCTTCAGTCTTCTGTATTGTGCATCCTGAACAACTTTAAACACATAGCAGCCCTTCAGAGCGTAACAATCTGAGCAAACAGTGTTTGGCTGTTGTGCCAGCTTCGATCCGGTTTTGCATTCTTTGGCCGGCAGCCCATATGACCATCCCGGCATCTTTGAAGGCTTTGAAAGTCCTCCAACAATTTGTAAAGCTTCTTTTGTATTCATAATATCCTATATAATCCTTTATTTAATTTTGTCAAGCTTGAGCTTGTGCCTTACGCCTGAAGCTTGAAGCTTGCCGCTTGAAGCTTGCGCCCGAAGGCGCACACTAGCCTGACCAGTGAGGCTGAAGCCCGGCGGCAATTGTTTACCGGTGCACCAGGGCTTATCACTGTATCCAGTGCTCACTGATCCCAGGTCCAATATTGGATCTCATCCCCAACGCGTCATACCCACATATATATGGAGCCCGCCACATTGGACCAGGGATCAGGGGTGCTTAACCTGTTTTTAACAATGCATTCACCACTGATCCCAGGTCCCTGAGCTGTCCGGAATTAGATCACCCTTCAGAGACCAGGGATCAGTACAGGTTGCATAGCTTTAATTCTAAGTTCAACCTGTAGTTGTCCCGAGCCAGTTATTATAATGGCTCATAGCTCAGGAGCCATTCGGTTAAAATGGTATATCATCCTCATCGGATTCAACCATATTAATTTCATCTTCGAGCTTTTCTATTTGCTCTTTTATTTTAATTTGTAATTCTACCAATGCTAATTTTTTAGCCTGAAGAATTAACTTGTCATGTATTTTATCTATTTTATTTTTTTCAGTCATACCGTTTTATAACATAGGATAACTTAGGAGTCAAATATTTATTTTAAAAAAAGTAAAATATTTTTCTTGACATATCCTAAAAAATCCTATACACTTGGACGGTGGCTGGGGATGGTGGTTAGTGTATATTATAAAAAAGCTACATTAGAATCATTCTAAACTGGACCATACAACTCCAGGTTGTGCGAAAAAAAAGATTTGACAGATTATTTTATATAGGATATGTTGGGATTAAATAAAGGAGTGAAATATGCAAAAAGAAAAAAAGATAACACTTAACGCAGAAAAGCGAAAAGTTATTGCCGACCAATTTCAATCTTTTTATGAAAACAAAGTAAAAGACAAATTGGAACAGGCAAAAGAGCAATACGACTTGATGAGGGAAAAGGCAAAAGAAAAAATAAATCAAGTTGTAAGATATCATCAACCACAGGAAGATGTTGATACAATTAGAAGAATGATTGGAAAATATAATCGTTCTGGTGGCGAGTTGTATGAAGATAATTGTTTTTATGTTCAACGACCAATCACTAAAGTTGATGATGAGGGTAGAGAGTATGACGCAACAGATGAAGTTCATATTAGATTTAATATGGGTAGAAATTTTGCGAGGGCATACTATCGTGATGAATTAAAATCAAAAGGTTTAAATCCAGATTTTCATTTATCTATTGACAACGACTACTCAAAAAGAAATCCAAAATATTATGCTGATGAAAGTGCAGTAAATAAATATTTGGGTTTTGCTAATTCATCTAACGAAGATAAATCTATCACTAAACCTGTTGCAAAATGGGAAGAAGATTTTAAACTTTGGACTATTGGTTCTAGTTATTGTCATTCACGACAATACAAAGTTGATGAAAACACCTTAAACTTTTTTAAGATGTATATTGCTAGTGCTGACAATGTAATTAAAGAACATCAACAAATGTTTAGTTATGTTGAGGGCAAAATGAAAACTTTAAGATTAGGTTTAAAATCTTACAGATATTTTGACCAAGCTAAAAAACTAGCTGACAAAGTTGGAGTTGTTTTAAATGAAACAATGATGAATGAAAGTTCTAGTTTAGCTTTATCAATTTACTCGCCAGATAATTTGGCAAGTTTATTGGAAGATAAAGAGGTCTTAACAAGAGAACAGAAAATTGCTATTGCAAGACAACAAATGCAACAATCTGTAAATTAACTATTGACAGGCTATCCTATTTCGTATAGGATAGCCTTATGAAAGAAAGAGAGGTTAATATGTTTTATATAACATACTATTCAAACAAAGATAAAAAGCACATAACAAGACGTGGCAAACATGATGACAAGTCTAGATTTGGAACATCTAAACAAGGTAGAGCTTATTATGTTTATTATGATTTAGACGCACATGGATATAGGACGGCAACGCAGTCGTGGAAAGTGAGGCACTAATGAATAGTTCAACTCAATTTGATTATGATGAAATCAAACAAGCATGGAAAAATTATCGTAATGAAAGTTTAGAAATTTTTCACTATGGTTTTGAATTAGAACTAGAAAAGATTGCAAAAAAGAAAGAGTTCAAACAAAGGTTAGGAGTTAGTGATGAGCGATTATAATTGGTGTCATGGACCAGAGTGTCATGAAAAGAAAACACAGGATAGAATAAGAGGTGTTAAAGGTTCAAAGGTTTTAAGAACCAGAAAGATTGCAATTAATAAATGGAACGAGAATAATGTCTGGTCCCATTTTTGTAGTCAAGGTTGTTGGAATGATTTTATGCATAAACATTGGGACGAGTTTATTGCACTATATCCAAGAACCGAGTGCCTTGAAACACCAATAACTGACCCCAAGAAAACAACACATACTCACGAGTTTAGTTGGGGCAACCATAGTTATACAACAACCGACTTTGAAAAAATAGGGGGTTGACAATGATTGACTTATCCTATATGTTATGGGACATGAAAACAGAAGAAAGAAGAAATAGATTTACTGGCGCAAGAGAATTCTTGACGCCAGAAGAGGCAGACTTGCACGATAAAGTATTTTATCACGAGGCATTAGAGCAATGGGATAAAATGCAAAAGTGTTTGGATAAGTTTAGTAGGTTAAATCCTAAAGCTTATATGACTTTTTTAGATTAATAGTTGTATGCAGTAAACGCATCAACTATAGGTTGTGGCGGGCAGCCGCCGCAGCCACAGGCATAGTGGTCCCAGAACCAATCTCAATTTTAAAAATTCCTAAAAAAAGTTTTTTTATACTAGACAAAGGGGTCCCACAACCTACACTAGATTTGCATGATTTGGATAAACGTGGTAGAAAAATACTTTGTGGGTTTCAAAATCAACCTCTAAAAATTTTGCGGAAAATTTTTTTGAAATGAGAATAGATAAAGAAAAATTAAAAAACATAGATAAACTACCTGCTGATGTTAGACGTGAGCTGGCGTTGCTCATGAATAAACATGATCAGAAAACAAAAGAATCTAAAATCCGTTCTGACTTTTTAACTTTTGTAAAACACGTTTGGCCAGATTTTATTGAAGGCCGACATCACAAAGAAATAGCAGACAAGTTTAATAAGTTGGCTGCCGGTAAAATTAAAAGACTTATAATCAATATGCCACCAAGACATACCAAATCAGAGTTTGGTTCGTACTTACTCCCTGCTTGGATGGTAGGTAAAAATCCTAAACTAAAAATTATTCAATCTACAAACACAACTGAGCTATCAGTTAGGTTCGGTCGTAAAGCAAAACAACTTATGGATTCACCAGAATACAAAGAAGTATTTCAAACTAGGTTGAAAGAAGATTCTCAAGCTGCTGGTAAATGGGAAACACAACAAGGTGGTGAGTATTATGCAGCGGGTGTAGGATCGGCAATCACTGGACGGGGTGCAGATCTGTTAATCATTGATGACCC